CATCACAGTAGCAGTGTCACCCTCTAATCTAGCAGCAAATAACTTCTCTGCATTAATATCTTTATTTAAAAATAGTTCAGCTTCTCGTTCAGCGTTTAACATAGAAGCTATGTCAGTCTGACCTTGCATCATTCCTTCAATGGTAGATAAACTTAAACCTAACTTTCTAGCGTTCATTGCAGTTATAGCTATGTTTTGTCCACCATCTTTTGCATATTTTGCAAAAAATTCAGCATTATTGGCTATGTCGTCTAAAACTGCGTCTGGTGATATACCCTCTACCATAGACATTTCGTCTATAAATGCTACCATATTTTCAGCTGATTCAGCTGATTTACCTGAAAGTGTTCCGAACATCGATATTAATTTAGCTCCGTTTTCAACTGATATACCTGTAGCTTTAGATATATTTAAAATCGTACCCTGTACTTTGAGAGCCTCCGTATTAGTTAAACCAAACTCATTAACTAAATTTTGTGTAACGGTTAAAACTTCATCCATTCCATATCCAAGT